AGTGGTGCGGCTATGTATGTATGTGCTATTGGATTGCATACATATTTAGCCCGCTATTATTAGCGGTGCTTTTTAACTAAATGGCTTGGTTATCAAATTGAGTGGATAAGGTGCTAGTAGTGGCAGGGATAAGCGAAAAGGCAGCCACAAGGCTGGTGTATGAAAGGGACTGGTAGCGAGCGGCGCTCGCGCTTCCTGCCTGGAAGGCGCGTGGTTAGCGGGTCGCGGTAGGTTTAGAAAGGATCGGCGCGAGAAAAGCACCACATACGACTTGTGAAATAATGTTTGTACTTTTGTACTTTTGTGCTAATGTACGTTTGTACGATACAAAAACCGAGGAGATACGGACCAATGGCAAAGGTTATTGCGCTACTGAACCAAAAGGGCGGGGCTGGCAAGACTACCGTCGCGACCAATCTAGCGTGCTGGCTGCACTCGCAAGGCCACAAGGTGGTGCTTGTCGATCTAGACCCGCAGGGCAGCTCTACTGAGTGGAGCGAGACACGCGAAAGCGAGGACGTTTTCCCGGTAATGGGCATGGGCAAGCAGGTCGCTCGCGACCTACCGCGCGTTACTGGCGGCTATGACTACGTGATCCTGGATGGCGCGCCGCAAATCAGCGAGCTGATCACACCAGCGATCAAGATTGCTGACCTGGTGCTGATCCCCTGCCAGCCTAGCCCGTTCGACATCTACGCCTGTGAAGATCTCGTCGACCTAATCCACGCCCGGCAAGAAGTGACCGACGGCAAGCCTAAAGCGGCGTTCGTCGTGTCGCGGGCGATCAAGAACACCCACCTGGGGCGCGAAGTACGCGAAGCACTGGCCGAGTACAACCTGCCAATCTTCAACGCGCTAACCACTCAGCGCGTGGCGTATGCCGACTGTGCCAACGGCGGCAGCGTGATGGATCTACCCGAGGGCGACAAGGCCCGCCAGGAGATCGAAACCCTGGGCAAAGAGACACTGGAGTTCATCAATGGCTGAACGGAAAAAGCTGACGACGCGAAAGCCTGCAGCAGCTAAGGAAGCCGCTGCAGAAGCACCGAAGGAAGCGCCGAAGCACGTAGAGCGCGCCATGCGCGACGTAAAGGAAGATGTAAAACCACGGCGGGTGATCTACGACACGCATCCGGACATCCACAGCAAGCTGAGCATGATGCGCTCAATGAGCCGCGATAACGTGCCGGTGAAAACGTTTCTAGACGAAGCGGTGCAGGATCTTTTCGAGAAGTACCGGAAGGGGGAAGGGCAGTACGAGGTGAAGGATATCGACCGGATCCTGGGCGATTAGCCCTAAAACGAAAAAGCCCGGCAGTCGGCGGCTACCGACTACCAGGCAGACATAAACAAACCGAGGATGGACTGCTATGTCGAAGCAAGAGATTACCACAATCCGCAGAATAACGCTGCAAAACGTGCTGGCGCACCGGCAACTGGTCGAGCGCTACGCCTCCGATGAAAACACCCCCGCCTGTGTCGCACGCAGCCTGCTAAGGCTGCTGGGAGCGCCCGCATGAGCAACACGATCTCACGCATCGAGCAAGCGCTCGAACGCCAGCAGGCGCGCATACAGGCGCTAGAAACAGCGCTCGCGCCGTTTGCCCAAGCATGGGAACGCCGTAGCCCTAGCGATAGCCCCATGGCCCGCCGGGTACGGGAAAAGCGTCACTTCGATGATCAACACCTGAAAAATGCCCACACGGCACTGAGAGGTGGGCAATGAAAGCGCTCAAGCAGATAGGCCGCTTCCTGGTGGCAGCTACCCGCTACCTGATCGCTTTGGCGGATTACTTGATCGAGATCCTCGAAGAGATGGGATCGCCCAAACGTCGCCGCCCTCGTCGCTAATCAAAAGGAAATAATTATGTGCAACCAAAAAAACGAATACGCGATCACAGCGATCCTCAACTCTATTGGCTGTGAAAATCTTGAGATTGATGCTATCGACGACTGCTTAGTCGATGTTGAAAAAGATGGTGATAAAAACGAGGTTACTTTTGTCACGAAGCAGCCAGCCATTCAGGGCAAGTTGGATCGATTCGGCTGGGTGTTCTGGATGGATCGAGAGCAGTTTGTCGAAGCGACTACCAAAATGCTCGAAGCCGAGCCGCGCGGCTTTATGGATTATGATCCCAACCTTACTAACTCAGGACGCATGGCCAAACAGACCGTCCGGCTCACTTTCGGCCTATGGAAATACCGCAAAGAAATGGAGGTGCAGGTGGGCGGCAACTGCACCGGACTTAGAGTCATCGACAGCGCCGTCGAGCAAGCCTATGAAAACCTGGATAGGCTTGGCGTTTACATGAGTGACGATACTTACGCTGTGATCTACATGAACAGCACAGATGGCACCGAGTCGATGGAGTGCGCCGATGAGGAAGATGAGCGAGAAGACTTCCTCAAAAACATGTTGATCAAGGCCGAGATCGTTGACATACAGCCGGACGACAGCATCTAACCCACCCCAGCCCTGCCACCCGGCAGGGCTTTTTGTTGCACTCTCCACACCGCGATGCCGCGCACACCATGATAACCTTCCCCTGATATAACGCAGGGGAACGGTATGAAAACCATCACAAAGATCATTCTCGGCGTGACCGCCGTTGGCGCTGTCATTGCCTATTTAAGCGACCAAGGCCGCAAAGACGAACGCCAGCTCGAACTGGTCATCCAGGAAACCGGCAGGGCCGCGACCTGCACCCGCACCGATGACGTCCAGGGCCACGACTGGGCGGCATGCCGGTGGAGCGATAGCGACCAAGGGCCGGTCTGGATTCGCGTCGGTGAGCAGGACGGCCGACCGATCTGGACAACAGCCAACGGCAGGGCAATCAACACGCTAGAAGCGTACCGGCTAGCAGCGCCCGCCGATCGCCAAGCGAAGCTCGCCCAAGTGCGCCCACGCGAGCCCGGCGAGGATCTGCCCGGCTCAGTGCCCTGGGATCAACTCAACTAGCCAAACGCCAGACACAAAAAAAGCCCCACCGCCTTTCGGCGATGGGGTTTCTTTTTGCCTACCAGTTATAAATCACCAACTCTTTGGCTTTCTTGCTGTTACTCGCGCCCACCGTGTAGTTGAGCGAGATCTCCTCGATCCGAAAACCGGAAAACACCTGGCGTATATCAGGGTGATCATTGATCGAGATAATCATCTTGCCCTGGATCTCGCGGGCAAGCGTGGCCATCGCCTCATACTGCTCAAACGGGAACTCGCAATCATAGCCAGCGGTCGCCCAATACGGCGGGTCCAGGTAGTGCAGCGTATGCGGGCGATCGTAACGCTTAATGATCGCTTTCCAGTCCATGTTCTCGACAAAGACGCGTGACAAGCGCATGTGCGCCTGGCTGAGCGTCTCCTCGATCCGCAGCAGGTTGAACCCAGGCCCGGACGTGGTCGATGTGCCAAAGTTGGAATTGAGCCTACCGCCAAAGCCTTGCTGCTGCAGGTAGTAGAACCGCGCGGCGCGCTGAATATCCGTCAGCGTGTCAACGTGCTTGAGCTTTTCCCACTCGAACATCTCGCGCGACACCAACGACCATTCGTACATACGTACAAACTCTTTTAAGTGGTTCTGCACCACCCGGTAGAGATTGACCAGGTCGCTGTTAGTGTCGTTGATCACCTCGACTTTACTGGGTTGCTTCATGAAGAACAGCGCCGCACCACCCGCGAACGGCTCAACGTAGCACTGGTGGTCGGGGAAGTTAGGCAGAATGTGCTTAGCTAGGCGGCGTTTGCCGCCCATCCAGGTAATGAATGGTTTAGACATCTTCGTCCTTGTGGGTCAGTAACTTATCGGTTAGCCTCCCCAGCGCCTGTGCAGGCATGGGGGGCCATGGCTGGCCCACTCGGTGCATCGAGTGTGTCAGCGCGGCAGCAGTGTTCCAGCACCGCTGTCGCGCCCTCCATCTACTCTTCTCGGCCTTCTGGCCAAGTCGCTTCTATCCGGCAGCGATAACCGCTTTTCTCACCGCGCGCCGTTACCTTGTCGACCGACCACGTTCCCCGCATGTGGCTTGGCCAGGTGTCATCCAGGATGATCAAACCCTCAGCCACGAAACGAGGATCGCCAGGCGCGTCGACCGTTAGCTTTGCCGCTTGCCGGGTTAACTTTCGCTGCTCACCCTGCGCGGCCGCTTGAGCTTCAGCCTCGCTCTGATACTGCTGTCGCAGCGTTTTGAACGGCTTCTCTCCCGCTTCTACCGTCACCGTCTTAGCGGCTTCGTCGTCGTACCAGCTCGCCCGCACACCGGCAAACTCTTGGCGACCGGAGCGATCCACCGAGGCAGACACAAAACTGCCCGCACCCGGCCTATTTTCCTGCGGTACCGAGAGCGTGACCGGCGGCAGCGATTGCCCGCTGACGCTTTTCACCTGGCCGCGCCGGGCCAGAACGTAAAGATCCTCCACTGGCTTGGTCACTGCGTCATGCTTTGCCGCGATGCGCGTCAGAAAACCCATATCCGTCTCGTCGGCCTGGTCAACGTGATCGATCGGCAGCGCATCGAGCTCCGGCGCAATGCGCGGCTGGAAACCATGGCGACGTACCAGCTGCCGGAAGATCTCGCCGAACGTAGTCGGCCCGTAGCTTGCCGATCGGCGCTCACGAAACGAGCTATCGTCCTGCGCCTCAAACGGCGCAGCGGTGGCCACAATGCTCATGGCCATCGGGAAAAGCTGTGGCGTCGTGCGCGTCACGCGAAACGCGCCCTTGTCCCACAGGCCCGTTTCGGCGTAGCCCTCACGCCAGCGGATCCGCCCACCGTCGCTGGGCAGGCCATCCAGCCCTTCGGTGTCCACCACCAGTGTCAGCCGATCGGACTCAAGCCCCGCCGCGTCGACACGCTCCCAACGGATTAACCGGGAATTGATCAGCCCTGCATTAGCGCCGTCGGCCTCAACCAGCGGCGTGTATCCCATTAGTCCCATACGTTAGTCACCTTGGCTGGGGTCGGCGTCTCCTGGATCTCGGGCACGTAGACGGTCACGCCCGATGGCAGCGTTGGACCATAAGCGGCCAAGCCTGGATTGACTTGCCACAGCGCTTCCTCGGCGGCGTCGTCGTAACGGCCGGTCTCCCGGTACAGAATGCCGTTGGCGGTATCACCCGCCCGGCTGCGGATCTTCCTCATCGCTGTACTCCGTCAGCAACATTTCCCATCTGACGATCATCGCCGTGCCGTCGTCGATGATGCGCTCCTGGTTCTCGTTTAAGTCGTCGAACGTCCAGCGGCCCCAGTTCATCCCATGGCCATCGACCAGGGTGAGCGGTTCACGCTTCGCCTGCAGGGCGCGCAGCTCGTCGAGCTTGTCCATGCCATAGGCATAAAAAGCCTTGCCCCGCAGGCGCACCGTCTCGGCACCCTGGCCGGTGTTGTGCGCCCTTGGCTTGGCGTTGACGATATCGATCCGCTGCCAGCCGCCAGACGACTTGCGCTCCAGCGTCTCGTAAGCGAACTCGCCCTGCTGACTGAACACGAATCCGCCCAGCGATAGCTGCTGTCGCGCCATATCAAGCCCCTCCGTCGGTTAGTGATGCATCTAGGCGAACATCCAGCCCGCCGCCCTGCAGCATGGGCATTAGCTCAGTACGTAGCCGCTCCATCAGCCGATCGAGCAGCACCTCGTCACGCGCGGGGTCGCCGCTCGACTCGATCTTGATGTCAAACGTCGGTGAGATCGTGCGGTTATCGTTGTTCTCAGTGACTTCCCGCGCCGCATCCTCGGGAGACGCCACCCGGTTAGCTGCAATCAGCGCTTCCGGGGAGATCAGCGCCGGTTTCGGCATGCCCACATGCGCGGCCGCATTCACGGCGGAAGGATCCAGCGCCGCCTTGGGCTTGTCGTCGCCGCCGGTTGCCCAGTTCCAGAATCCGCCGGCCTTTTCGCCGATCCACTGGCCGGCACGCGAGCCAGCAACACCACCGATCAGGCCACCAGCCGCACCACCCACTGCCGTACCGACGCCCGGCAAAACCATCGTGCCAAGTGCTGCACCGGCACCCGCACCGGCCCAAGCACCCCCCAGCCCGCCGGTCATACTGCCGACTGCGCTACCAACGCCCTCAGCATCGCCCTCGCCTGCTGCATGAGCCGCTTGAGCAGCACCTCCCAGCAGCATCAGCGGCACCGCTGCACGGCCACCCCATCTCGCCACCCGGCTGTTGCTTGCCCGGTTGGCCAGGTCGCCCGCGCGCGATAGACCACCACGCCAACCACCACGCGCCGCATTACCAGCAGCAGGCGCAGCCGTTGAAGCCGCCCCGCCCACTGGGGCAAAGGACATCCCCGCCATGCGTGTATTGGCAGCTGGCACGGTGGCTCGGCGCGGCGCACCACCTGTAGCACCGGCCGTTGCCCGGCCCGCTGTGCGGGCGCGACGCCCAGCCGCACCGGCAGCGCCGCCACGGCCTAGCATGTTCATGGCCGCGTTTAAGCGCCGCGTGGCACCGTCTGCCGCGCGAGCCGTTTGAGCCTGTCGGGTATTCAGCCCTGAACGGGCATTGGCCAGCCGCGCGTAGTTCGCACCCTGGCCAAGCATCAGCTTGCCGAACTGGAGACCCAGCGCTGCCGTCTTGAGCGCGACGATGCCCGCCGCACCGGCGGCAAGCACGCCCACCAGCCCTTGGTTTTCCTCCGCGAAGTCAGCGACCAGATTGACCGCATCCGCCACCGGATTGGCCACCGCCTCAAAGGCAGGCAGCATTGCCGTGCCAACGATCGCGGTCAGTCGACCAAACGACGAGAGCGTGCGGTTCCAGGTGGTGCGCGACGTCTCGGAAAGCCCCGCCGCTTCTCGCGCCGATGAGCCCATCAGGGACTGCTCGTCGGCCACCAACGCAAACGCCTGGCGTAACGCATCGGTGTTGGCCAACAAGGGCATGATCGCGCCCTTGCTATCCTCGCCAAAGATCTGCGTTACCAGCGCCGAGAGCTGCTCAGGCGGTGCCTGCTGCAGCGCATCGATCACTTCAAGCGTGGTGCCCACAGCATCCGACTGCATTGAGCTGGCGAGCGCTACCGAGTCGAAACCCAGCGTGGAAAGCGCCTGCTTTTGCGGGTTCGATGCTGCATCGCCTTTGGTCAGCGCACCGGTCAGGTTCTTCAGCGCCGTCGCCGACACCTCGCGGGTAGCACCGCCGTTGAGCAGCGCCGCCGAAAGGGCAGCGGTTTCAAGTTCGCTAAAGCCCGACGACATCGCCACAGCGCCTTGGCGGCGCAATACATCAGCAATATCACCCGACTGGGCGTTGAAGGTGTTGCCCAGCTCATTGCTGGCATCGGCCAGCAGGTTGGCCCGCCCCTGGTCGAGCCCCATACCGGCACGCCACGCCATCAGCGTGTCACCGGCATCGTCAGCGCTCATATCAAACGCTGCCGCCATCGTCGCGGCGGTGCGCGTGAACGGCATCACCTCTTCGGAAGCGATGCCACCCTGGGCAGCCGACGCCTGAATACGGAACAGGTCGACCGCGCTCAGCTGGGCCGCAGCGAACTGCCGCTCGGTCGACATGCGCAGGTTGGCCGAGGCCATCGCCTGGATCTGCTCAGGCGTGACGCCGTTGGCCACCTTGGCGTATTCGGCCGCAGCGGTTTCAACGTCCATCGCCTGATTGATCGGGCGCGATGCGAGATAGCCCAGCGCTGCCGTTTCCACCGCTCTACCGCGAAGGTCTGCCCTAGCGTTACGGTTCGCATCGATACGGCCTTGAGCGTCACGCACGGCGTCCAGGCGGCCACGCTGGCTTTGCAAAGCGCCGTTCGCGCTCTCGATCGAGCGCTCCAGGCGTCGCTGCTCTTCGGCCAGGTTGTTGGTATCAACACCGGCATCCGACAGCGATCGGCTAACGCGACCCAACTCATTGCGGTGGCCACGCTCGGCGCTTTCCAGCGTTTTAACCTTGGCAGTGGCGCGATCATAAGCCCGCGTCAGCCGCTGGCTGGGGTTCTCAGCCTCGCTCATCTCCCGAGCAAGCCTGGCTTGCTCGGTGCGCGCGGACGTCAGCTCGGTCGCCGTCTCCCCAAGCTTGCGCTGCAGGCGGTCGTAACCGTCGACATCACGCGCCGCGCGGTTGAGCTCGCGCAGTTCCTTCTGCTGGTCACGCACCGCATCAGCAACGTCTTCAGAGACACCCTCAAAAGCGCGAAACGTACTGCTGAAGGCATCCTGGGCAGCGAGCCGGATAGAATATCTGGATTCAGCCACGCGCTACCCTCCTCGGCGTTTAGGGTTGAGCCGCTGCACCGCTAATTCGTAGCGGCGCATGGCTTTGTCAGGTTTCCACGACAGGATCTCGGCTTCGCTAACGTGGTAAACCAGAGGGATCACATCGGTCAGCGTGTCGATGTCACGCCGCAAAAATAATCCCCCGTGTCGGCCAAAAAACGGGTAATCCTCGCCTGAATTTGATTCCAGTCAGGCAACGACAACCGGCCCAGCTCCTCGCGGGAAAGCCCGGTGCAGTGCATGTTGATGAATAGATTCTGATCTTCAATATCGGTCTTCTTCTCCATCAGGATCGTTGCCTCAAGGGCGGGCACTTCCAGAGTGACCTGATAGATCAAACCGCCATCATCACTGGTGATCGGCACCAGTAGCTTAGGCGCGTCAGGGTCGGTAATTTCGAGGTATTCATGGTCGTTAATCTGGCGGTAATCGTTGGGATCGTTGTACTCAGGCCACTCCGGATCAGTGATCTTGAGGAACTCCTCCGCGCTGATTGTTCTAAACTCGTCGGCATTTTTACCGCTCATCTTGCGCAGCCATTCAGCCAGGCTATTAAAGTCAGGCCGCTTGAGCGTCTTGATCACTTTCTCCGGCAGCCCGGTGGCCAGCGTGGCCATCGCAACGAACTGCTGGGTGCCGTCTTTCAGCGGCAAAACGTGCTTATCATATTCAGCTTTGGTAACTGCACGCAGCGGCAGCTTTTCAAGGCGCGCACCATCGTGATCGATCGGCCACGTCAGGGTGATAGGTTCGGGCTTCCACATTGGTCAGGATCCTTCAGGCAGACAAAAAGAAACGCCGCCCCGGCACTAAGGTCGGGGCGGCGCAGATAGCAGTGAGGTGGATTTATACTTCAGCGGCGCGTCGGTGAGCTTCCATCATGTCACCACTGCCGAGATCGACTACCTGAGTACGCACGTTGATGTTGTGAATCAACGTATCGCCTTCGGTACGTTTGCTGGCGATCACAGCCAGCTCGACCGTTCGCTGCGGGAACTCGCCCATCTTGACCGCGCGCGACTCCACTTTTTTGACCGTGCCAGTGATCTCGTGCTTAACCGAGACGGCTTCGCCCTCTTCGGTTTCCCAGGACTCGCGCACGTAGAGCTCGACATCCTCACCGGTCGGCGGGTTAAGGTCGGCAAACATCGCCGAGTCTGCACCGGTGAGCACGATCGAAGCAGTCATGTTCTCTAGCCCGACCATCAATTCGCGCGAAACGAAGCGACCACCGCGCGAGGCTTCCATCGTCTTTTCTATGTTGGTCGGAGTGAACTCCTCGATCTCCTCAAGGAGCGGGTAGCCCTGGAATGTGCCCGCTAGTAGGCGGCGTGTACGTTCAGCCATTGAGCATGCTCTCCACGAAGGTGCCGATCAGGTCTTCAGACGCGTTCAGCTGATAGACCATGTGTTCATTTGGCGAGTAACGCGCGTAGTTCAGCACGATGTACCAGGTGCCGTTGCGGTACTCGTCGACGGTGTTCAAGGTTGGGTGCAGGTAGCACTCGAAAATCGGCAGCACGCCCTGGGCCACCAAGTTCTGCCCAAAGTTGTCGATCCGGCGCAGCTCTTGGCGCATAAACGCCATGTCGAGGTTTTTGGCCATCGCTTTCTGTGCCGTTTTGCACAGCTTCCGGCCGATCTCGTCAGCAAGGCCCGTGTGCGAGATGAACGATCCATCCAGCGCTCGGTTGCCGATCAGCGAGAAACCACCCAGCGAGGTGCGCGCGAAGTAGCTCACGCCAAAACGGTTGAGCAAGTCGCCCTCGTGCGTTTTATCCAGGATGTTGTAATCGATATCCCGGCTCACGCCGTCGATGTACACGCCCTGGTTGCCTGGGCTCTCCCACGGCTTCACTGCTGCAAAGCAGCCCATGGCCATCGTGCTGGGCGGCACGAAGATCTGACCTAGCGCTGCTTTGGAGTACACCTGGCACTGCTGGTAGGCCATGTAAACGCCTTCGTAGCCAAGCCCCGGACCGCCTAACGTCTCGCTAAAGGCGGTAATTCCCGACACCGCTTCGTCTGGTGCGTCGACCAGCACCCGCGCGCGGATCCGGCGCCCCATGCTGGCCAGCGCATCGATGACTTCTTTTTGGTGACTGAAGCCCGGCGCGGCGATGACATTCGGCACCTCGGCAGCGGTAGGGATCGCAGAGATACCGGTCTTTTGACCGCTCTCGACATCAATGCCGCCGATGATCTTGGCCGTGGTGGCCGCGAGGTCTGGCTCGCCTTCGGCGGTGGTCGCCTCTTCAACGATAATCACGTACTGGACGCACTGGGCTTTCTTCAGCGTCTGCGAAACGGCATGAAACAACGTGCCCGCCTCTTCACCGACGGTGTCCAGCAGCGCTGCGTCTTTCGTGTTCGCAATGCGGATCGGCACGTTCAACGGCAGGCTGGCATCACGATCAGGCGCGGTACCCACCCAGCCAGGGATCGTGCCCGAGAGCGGTCCCATCGGCGCTGGCGGCTCGGTCGTATTGATCGAGATGCCGTTGTGGTCAAAATTTGGAATCTCAGCCATCGGTTACTTGCCTTTCTTAGCGGCCGCGACGGCCGTAGTGGGTTTAACCGGCTGCAGGCGCCCTGCGCGCACGAGCTGCTCGGCTTCACAACGCAGGAGCTCAAGCTCCTGGCCTTTCTGCGTCCAGTGCCCGCCCTTATGGGGGAACGGAACGACGACGCGGTATTTGCGACGGTTTTGGCTATCAGCCATTGGGCTTTCTCCAGGCACAAAAAAACCGCCATTAGGCGGGTCGGTGTAGTTCAGTGGTTAAGCGTCAGCCGGTGGTGGCTTCCGCTTCCAGCGCTGCTGCGTTGAGTGCTTCCAGCGCTGCGGCAAACTCCGCTGCGATGTTGATTGCATGCAGTGCTTCAGCACCTTCGGCGGCGTTAATTTTCTCACTGACGCGGCGCTCGGCCGTGAAACACGGCTGCACATGCCAGGCCACTGCTTTAGCAATTGGGGTGATCTCGTCGAGCGTGATCGTGACCCAGCCGTTTTCGCCTTTGAAGTCGGCGGTCGTCAGAAAATTATCGCGCAGCGTGGTGTAAGCGGCGTTTACTTGTGCCTGGCTTTCGCGATCGGTGAGTATGCGTGAGCCGTCGGGCAGCGTTACGCCACCGGTTTCGATCTGGAAACGATGGTCGGCTAGCTCTTGCAAGCGCACCGCGCGGCGCTGCTCGATGAGCTTGGCCCACTCTTCAGTGCTGATCTCGCGCAGTACGCCTGGCACGTCGATCTGGCGGTCGTTAGCGACCAAACCGAAGTAGTGCGCGGGGTTGCTGCCTTCCCACCATAGAATAGTGATGTTCTCCACGGGGTCGGCGGGGCCATGGCGGGCTGGGTATTCCGTAGCGGGGCGTCCGTCGCGGGCGTCCACTTTGACAAATTCAATGGGTTTCATGGATCACCTCGATTAGATGTAATGTCGGCGGACAGCGCGGAAATAATCTGTGTTGCCCTTGTTCCCTGTGTAATGCCGTCCATCCGTGAAGCCAAAGCGATTCGCGCTAGCTCCTGCGGTCGTTCCCCAGTGCCATGCTGATTCAATGGCTTCATTACCACCGGCTGTAAAGCCGGGGACTGTCGTTCGCCCAGGACTGTTGGTGGTGTAATCCTCAGTCGGGGGAATAATAAGATCACTGCCCCCCACTGATGTAGCAAGATTGTTGCTGTCTGTGGTCGGTTTGAAATTCCAGTACAGCGCCATTGCCTCATCAGGCGTGGGGAGCCTCCAGTCTTCGTGCCCGCCCGTCGTCATCGAGTTACAAAACCCATCAGCTCCATACCACGTGACATTACCACTGGGCTCTCCCTCGGCCTTCGGAGAGATCACCAGCGCGTACTCCAAACCCTGTTCATCAAGCATTCGCGACACGAAATAACCGCCACCAAATGGCACGCCCGCCTCGCCCGATTCAGGTACGAACGAGGCGGACGTCGTGAACGAAAAAGCATTAGACCAAGCGCTGGCAGGGAGGCTCTCGCCGATATGCCGCACCTCTACGGTGTAGGTCATCGACTCTTGCAGCAAACCCGCTGGAATCGCGATGCCAGTTTTGTTTGCGCTGTCGTTGAGCTTTTCCCAGACCACGTTGCCCTGGCTGTCACTCACTCTCCATGAGGTGGCGAAGTGTGTATCGCTACCGGCTGGGTCGGTGGCAAACGCGCTGCACTCCAGCACCGGCGACTCGGGCTGATTGGTTGCGCCGTCTACCGGGGCGGTAATGCTGGGCGTGACGATGTATTGATCAGTCGTTTCAAACTCCACCACGGCTGACCACGCAGACGCGCCGAGGCTTGCGCCGTTATAGCGTGCGCGGGCGTAGTACTGGGTTGTTTTGTCCAGTACGCCAGCGGGTACGCCGATGCTTGTTAGGTTGCCCTCATTCGCGGCGCTTTCCCAAACGATGGTCGTGAACGCGGCATCGCTGGCGATCTGCCAATCACTGGTCGCGTGGGCGTCGTAGTCGCCTGGGTAGGTGCGAAACGCGGTGGCTTGCAGTGTGGGCGATAGCTCGACACCGGTCGCGCCATTACTTGGCCCGGTTAGCTCGGGCGCTGCAACGGTCGGCGCGCCGACTGCCAGCGGATACGTCACCCCGGCGTTGTCGCGGGTAATGTTGAGGTCTAACGATCCATCGGGTTCGCTGGCATCGAGCGTTAGCGTGATGGTGCCACTGCTGCGGCTGACGGTGCCCCGGCTGGCGGTCACTTCGTACTGGGCGAATCCGTCATAGTCAGTGATGGTGTAGGTGTTGACGCTCTCGGGAAAGATGAGGTCGGGACCATCAAGCGACACGCGGGGTAACACCAGTTCGCCCACTTCTTCATTTCGCACGAACAGGACTTCGTCACCGGCGTTTAGCTCGGCCGCAAAGCGCATTTGTGTTTCGCCGAGCGGTTCCCAGCCGCTACGCGGGACGCGCTGGCCGTTGACGTAGGCGGCCATGCCGCGCGTGCTGACGATGGCGAGGCTAAAGGCGCGCTGACCGGCGACCGCGACGCGGCGTTCTTCGAGGGATTCCACCGCGACATTGATGCCTTCTTCTGGATCGAACCATTCGACATCGCCGTCGGTGTTTGAGCGCTTGCGGGCGAGCTGATGAGTCAGGCCGCCCACCGGCATTAGCTGCGGACGGATGACATCGATGTCTTGCTTTGTCGCTATCGTGATGTAGTCGTTGATGACGGCAGTGACGTTTTGCGCGTTGCCGACCACGGTGTAGAGATCAAAGACGTTTTCGACCAGCGTGGCACCGCCACCGGCGGGCAGGAAGTCCGGCTGGTTGCCTGCGTTGGTGTAGCTGTAGAGCTGCTCTTCGCCGGTGTCCGGGTCTTCGGCAAAGACGCCCATTTCACGCACGAAAAATCCGTTGGTCAACGACTCATTGGTCATGATGACGCGCATGCGGGAGGTGCCGTCGCCAACAACCTCAAAATCTTGGATGCTGAGCGAAAGCAGCTCATTGCTTAGCTCGCTCATGGCGTCCGGTGCGCTGGTGGAGCCATCGCCCAGCCCGACGCGGGTAAATTTGAGCGCCGCGCCGATCTGCGCTTTTGTTTGTAGATTGCGGCCTGCGGTGGTTAAGACCAAGCCGGGAAAATTTGCCATTGGTTAGCCTCTGACGGTGATGTGGCGGTAATCGTGATAAACGGTAGCGTGCGCGGTAGCCGAATCGCCGACAGCAAGGCGTAGACGCCACGGCGAGATGCGGTATCGCCCGGCGGCGTGCTGTGCGGTGGCGAGTGTTAATTGGTTGGCTTCACTGCTGGGCATCGCTGGGCGCGGCCCCATGCGCATGTGGTTGCCTTGCGCCGTAGCGGTTGCAAAATAAAGCGGCATTGATGCTTCGCGCAGCATGCGCAGCGTGAGTGTGTCGCGTTCTGCCTTAGCCCCGGCAATGCGCTGGAAAAGGCGCGCCGTTTTTACTTCGTCGATCGTCTCTTCGCTACGTGCCTCGATGCGCAAGGTAAATGGCTGGCCACGCGGCGAATCTTCCTGCCACGGCACAAGCGTGGTGCTGAAATTCAGCGACGCTAACGCCGAGGCCAGCGCCTTACCAGTGCCTGCCAGGCGTTGCGTAGGCCATGCCGCGGCTACCGTTTTTCGCTTCTCATCATCCGCCGCGGCGCTTTCCCACTCCGCCACCCCACGGTCATTGGCGAGATACGGCAAAAACTCAGCAGGCGTCTGCTGCGGGTTCAGCAGCCCTGGGAACGGCGCTTCAATCTCACCCAGCAGATCTAAAAAAGCGCGCTCAAAGGCGCGCTCTAATTTGGATGCGTTCTCAGGCAGCAGGCTGTAGGTCATAGCTGCTCTACCTCGACATTGATCGACTCGCAGAACGGCGCTTCATCCCATGACGCGTTAACCGCCTCAATCGGCCCGACTAGCTCAACACGCGCGGCACCCGCTTCGTGCAGGTGGTGATACACCCAACTGGGATCAATGCTGCCATTTAGCCGGTGCTGCTCATCGGCGTACCCCCGCAGGCGTTCTTCAGCATTTTCTTTCGTAATTGCACTGTCCGGGCCTGGGTAGATGTAGGCGATCGCTGTGATCTGATACGGCAAGATACTGGCCGCTTTGATAATGACGTCGTCGGTTTCCGGGCGAACGTCATCGCGGGCGAAGTGTGCCCGCTGGGCGTCCAGCAGTTCAGCGCTGGGCGTTCCATCGCCTTCGCGACCTAACACGGCCACCGTGACCTCACCGACGCCGGTGCGCACGCCTTTGGCATCTTTCACCTGGGCGGCCCAGGTATCGCCCGCGAACTGGTAACGGATCAGCACCTCGCCAGTGGCTGGCGTCTCAACTGTCACAAGCGCTCGATCGCCCAGCGTTAGCGCCTCGGCACGGTAATGCAGCCGGGAGCCAGCAGCAGGCGCGTGCGGCGCGAGAAAGTAGCGTAGCCGCAGGCGCTCGTCGTCTTCTCTCACCGCCGGTACCGGGGGAAAAGCATCCGGGTCGCCTTCGGTGATCGTTTGTCGCTGTAAGCCCAGGTCAGCGACCTTGGCATCCAGGTTACTGCCCTCTGCCCACCAGGCCAGCATTTGCTTAATCTGTTCGTTTCGGTGGCGACGCTCGGTCTGCAGTATCACTGTCGCGGCTTGCACTAGCTTAGTGAAAACCTCCGGTTCACTTTCCAAAGTGGCCCGGATCTTTTCCGAAAGGGCCGGATCGCTTTCCGCAACCAGGCCGATCGCTACCGATTTGAACTTCGCGAGCATCTGCTCGAACGGCGGAACCTCGACGATTGCAGGATCCGCGAGGCGGTTTTGGCCGGGAATCAGCATTAGGTCTGTACCTCGAATTGCACGCGCTCGTGACGCCAAACGCCACGAAACTTGATCAGAATACCCGGCCCATCCGTGCGCCGCGTGGCCACACAGCTATCAACGCGAAAATCGCCGATACCGTTGACCGGGTTGTAGAAAGCATCGGTCGCGTGCGCCTGGGCAGTCAGCAGCAGCTCGTCGCTCATGTTTTTTCCAAGCGTCTCGGGCACTCTGGAGCCGAAACGGCGACGGTGCTCACGCGACCCCAGCGGGGTAGTCATTACCTGGGTCACGCGCGAAACGAATTGATCCCAGTCGTTAATGGTGCGGCCAGTGTTTCGATCCATGCCAATCATGGTCAGCCCCCCGCATAGACGTTGCCGCTACCACCAGCCACCGACGACCCGCAGGCGACCGGGTCGCCGATGCGGCCTAGCTGCTTACCATTGGCATAAACGCTACTGGACCCGTTGGCGAGACTGCTGCCGTGGCAGACTGGGGTAGGGTTGCAGTGCGTTGCCCACCCATCACCTTGACGATGCACAGCGATGCTGTTGGCAAATACGTTCCCGCTTCCCCCGGTGCTAGGCCGTGGCGGAAATGAACCGTGGCCAGTGCAGCTATCCCCACGGCGAGTAACTGCTGGCATAGTGATCTCCTATCAGTTGAGGTCGATACGTGAACCGTTCAAACGAATGCCTGAAGCGTCGAGTGTCAGCGTCGAGCCGTTGCTCGATAGCTCGATATGATCGCGATCGGCGGTGATCTTGCTAGCGGCGATCTCCCATAGCAGACGATGCGCCGCATGGTCGTAACTGAAGCGGGTGCCGTCGGGGTACTCCCGGCCGTGCACATCCAGAGAGTCCCATGGTGCCGGATGCTTAGCGCTGAACAGCCCACATAGCGCTGCGACCTGCGCACCGTCATCGCCGCCGCCGTAGTTCAGCAGCAGGCACTGTTCGCCAAGGCTCGGCGGATCCCACTCGCGAGTGGTACCCGCGCGCAACGTCAGCCATTTTATCCACGGCGTTTCATTTTCGCCGTGCTGAACCTTGCAGCGTGGCGGCTTTGCCTGAACGGCTGAGATAACGCCGATACGGCCCTGGTTGCGCAAGCGGCGTTGGGCATCGTCTGCCCCCGACTGCGCCTCTGCCATGCGCTCCTGGAACGGCCCTAGCCGATCGCTAATTAGCTGATCGATCATGTCGCGCATGAGATGGGCCTATAGTCGCCGGGGTTATCAGTATCGACTGGGTCGTCAGACGTATCTGGCGCGGCCGGATCGTAGAAAGGATCGGCGGCAGGGTCGTTGGCGTTCCAGACGATCATACCTGTACCGGTGTCGCCCATCGGCGTGGCTTCGGGATCCGGCAACGGCTCGCCCATGTAAATCACTTGCTCGAACGATACGCCCCAGGCCTCGTAGCCATGCTCGCCACCGGCAAACATAGACGGCGCGGAGCTGACGTTCTCTGGCACACCGATCGCACGGTGACTGAATCCCCAGTGGTGGGAAGCCTTCGCCGCTACCACGCGCTGCAAGGCGCTGGTTAAGTTGACAGCTTCCAGCGGCGCGCGCCGGCGATGCTTAGCCACCACGCCGTGCAGGGTGATCCGGTACCGGCTGCCAGGACGGCCATCGTTGGAGTACTTCGCCGGGGACGATTGCTCGAACTCGATCAGCACCATGGCGTCGCCGGTCACACCGTTAAACTCGTCGTAATTGCCGATAGTGATCCCCGCAATGCGGGCCATCAGGGTGTCGGTGATACCGTCAAACACCTCGGACGGCTGCTCAATCACGGGAAAGGACATAGCGGGCCTCTTGCTCAAATATCTCGATAAAACGCGTCGTGGCGCGGCGTTCCCAGCGCTGAATAACCAGCTGGGCGGCCTCTTGCCAGTCCTCGGTAACTTTCTCGATTGGCAGTCGTTCCTTGCCCTTGCGCTGCCACACCATGGGCGAGCGGCTTTTCATCGGGTCAACGAACGCGCCCTCGTAATCGTGGCGGCCTACGCTAACGCCGCTAGGCGTCTGGCGTGGCGTGCCCAAATAGTGAACGGCCAGCGGTTCAAGGCCAATCCACAGCTTTGTTTCTCGCTCACCACGAATCGGGTAAACCTTGAAACGTAGGCGAATCGGGCGCTGGATGATGCTTAGCTCGCGCCCGATCTCCCGGGCGGAGTGTGTGCGCAACCACTGGGCAGTTTTCGCCAATGCGCGGTCAGCAGCCCGGTCGAGATCTTGCCGGGCAGCACTGAGGATGTCCGGCGCGCGGGCCAGTGCCTCGCTCATGTCGATATCAAGTGCGAAGCCAGCTGCCATTGTTTTCGCTCCGTTCTTTCCAGGGAGTGAGGATCAGTTCGATGCGCAGTCGGCCCAGCGAGACCAAATCACCGATCGCGTACTCGACGCCATCGACAACCACCCGCGTCTCACGCCAGGCGTTTGGCAGGTCGCGTAAAGCTATCTGCAGCGGTTTCTCGTCTGGAGCGATGCGCAGGCCCGCACCATTGGTGTAGGCCCGGCGCAGCGTCTCTCTGCCCGCCGGTGGGCTCCACATGCCACCGGTTTCACGCGGCTTCGGCTCGCCCGGAACATGCAGTTCGACCAGGACACCGAATCCATCAGGGTCAAAAAACGTTGCCCAGTCGCCATCGCCAATCATTACTTAGCAGCCTTTGTCGTTTCCTTTTCAGCGGCTAGCTTTTCAGCGTCACCCCCTGCTGCGGTAGGCGTACTGGCCTTGGTCGTCGGTTTAGCTTTGCCCTGTTCAGCGCGAAACTTCTCATTCTCCTTATCAGTGGCATCCCGGACGCTCTTGGCGGCCACCAGGGTGACGCGCTCTTTACGTGTCGCTCCGAATACCGCGCCTTCCTCGACTAGATCACCGCGATGCCAGAAGGCACTCAGGGCGACGACGACATACGTGTTTTGTGTTACTGCCATGCTCTTAGTCCTATCAGTGATGCGGATAAAAATGGGGGCCGCAGCCCCCTAACTGCCCGCTAAGGAAGGTTTAGACGACGGTCTTACGAGCCAGCGCGAAGGACTCAGGGCGACGCACGCCCACATCAGCGTCTTGGAATACACGCAGGATCAAACCGTCGCTGCCAGCTAGCGTGGAAGTGTCAGGCTTGAGATCCATCACGCCCCACATGCCACAAACAAGCTGCGAGAAGTCACCAAACAGCCAGGCATCGTCAGGCATTTGGTTCGTCGAGTTGAGCGGATAGCCATTGGTCTTTCCGTTCTCGCCAATGGCTTTGCCTGTTCCAGCAAACTTCTCAGCGGTTTTTGCATAACCGTCCTGCACCACACTGGTGAGGTAGGAAAGCGCGTTCTTACGCGCATTTTTTGCGCGCACCTTGGTTTCCAGCTCGACCACCTGTGCCCAGCTCATGTTATCGGTGTAGGACAAACCACCCAGACCGGACTGGTTCAGCAAACCAAGCGGCTCGTCATCAATACCCGTGCCGAGCAGCATCGCGTAGTCGATCGCGACTGCCAGCCCCTCGGTCAAGTCCTGGATGATCATCGCCTCAATCGACAAGCTGGCCTGCTTACGAAGCTTACGAGTCACTGGGATACCACCAGCGATCGTTTTAGGCGTCAGACGTAGAGTGGTCAGATCCATATCGGTGAGAGGCGCGTTCTCGCCCTCTTTGATCCACCCGAAACCCGCACCGCTGACTTTCTTGGGCAAATCAACATCACCCACCAAGCCAGACAGGATTCGTGCGCCAAGTGATGCGACCAGTGCTTCATTGCGCAAAATATCGATGAATTGATCAATACGCAGATCAGTGGCCACTACCTCGCCACCCTTGCCAGCAGTCTGCTTTTCCATCGTTCGCGCAGCACCCAGGGTGCGCTGCAGGATCTCGTGAGGCACGAAGAAGCCACGAGCTTCTTTCTTGGTTTTGTCTGCGATCGCTACCGAGATCTCACGCTCAAGCCCTGCTTTATCCCAGTCATTGTCGGCAGCAGCGTTGATCGCGCGCATCAGCGAGTAGCCGTCCGCCTCCTTTTCGCTGACACCCAGTTCGCGCAGTGAATTAGGCTGGCTCATGAAGCTGGGCAGATCACGATCGCCCGATTTAGGTTGCTGAGTAGCCGATGGCGTAGGTGACCCGCCCGCTTCTCGCAGGCTGCGCATAAATTCGCTGACGCTTGTACCCTCTTCAATCGCTTTATCAGCGAGATCTCGGCGATTCTGCATCGCGCCCAGCGAGGAGATATCAGCGCAACGCTGACGCTCCGTTTGCGCATGATCAATCGGCTCTGCGTGCTGACGCTGCCCGCCTTCTGGCTGGGTAGAAGCACCAGTGGTTTTCGGCTGTTCGTTAGCCTTGGTCATTGCCATTCCTCGAATAGTGATGGTGTTGGTTGTTTCTGAGTTGGATCGGCCAACGCCGACTGTTGGATCTGCTGCCACGGAAACGCTAGAAACCTCATAAGGCTCCCAGCGGGTCACTCGGTAGTGATCGAGATCTCCCTCGCTTCTATCGAGAACCATTTCGTGGATCAGGTAGCCACACGAGATATTTCGGCGGATGCCATCAATCACGTCCTGCCAGACTTGCTCTGCTCGCTCGCCCTTGCCAAAGCGCACACGTGCACGCAAGCGGCGATCGCCGTCGAGCCATGCCTCTTCAACGACGCCGAGCGGGTCGGTGTACGATCGGTGGCTGTCGAGAAGCGGCGCACCCGCCTGCAGGCGGTGCATATCAATCGCGTCTGCGCTGTGGTCGAGCACTTCCATGCCAAACCAGCGGCGCACTGGATATTCACTGGACACCGCCACTTCAACAGTTCGCGTCTCCTTATCGATGGTGTCGCTATCGATAGCCAGGGAGCGTGTTTGCGGGCCGCTTTCAATTTCTCTCAGCACCGATAACGCCTTACCTTCAGTCGGTTCCGGTGGCGTTGGGGATGTCGTCTTCGTCGTCTTCGTCGTCATGTGTGGTTACCTCGCTAGTGGCGCGCTTGCCGTAAGGACTGGGCAGCCCCATTTCGGCGAGGCGTGCCTCGTCGTCGGCTATTTCTCGGAAATGGTCATCGGGGTCGATACCCTTGCGGCGTAAAATGCTGCCGACTGTGTCGGTAAGTGTTTCAAGGCCAGTTTTAGCGGCGTCACTGTCCTTTTTCGGGTCGACCCAATCCCAACCGCGAGGCAACCACTCGATCAATGACAGGCGGCTAAAGTGGCGCGGGGGGATCGCCAACGCACCTGACAACATCGACGAAGCAAGCCAACGCTCAGCAACAGCATCAAGCAGCTCATCGATCAGGAAGCGCTGTACCGTTTTATAAAAGTCTCGCTCGTCCAATTCGCCTGAACGCAGGCTGGAAAAGCTCACTCCTTCCAGGTCATTAGCCAAGCGGTTGTAGGACGTACCGAACGCACCGGCGACGCGGCGCACAGCCGCTTTAGTGAACGGTGCGAAGTTTGTGGATGGATGCTTGTTGTCGTAGGGCTTGAACGTCACGCCGTAAGGCAGCAGACGCGAGCTGCCAGCCTCTATTTCCTCGACAATCTCCCCCTGCTCTTCATCGTCATCAGCAGGTGGATCAGCCCACTCAGCATCCTGCTCATAAAAGCCAGTTATTTTTGCACCCTGCTCAGCTGCTACCAACTCAGCATTGGCATACTCATCCACATGGTGCAGATCACTAGCCCCGGCGTGGGTCCAGGTGAAACCACGCGACTGGTGTGGCCGCCATGGGTCGAAGATGAGGCGAAGCTCATCGGCTGGAATGCGCTGGTAATCCTGCTCGCCTGGCGTCCGATAGGTGTCGCCTGGATGGTCATGCTTGAGCCAGTAAGCAACCGGTTTTTCCCACTCATCTAGCTCGACGCCCATCCGCACGCGATTGCCGTTGCTTAACCAGGTGTTTAGGTTCACATCAAGCCGATCGGCTTCAAGTATCTGGAGAGCAAATCCCCAGCGGTTCGACCAGTTGCTGACAAACCGCACCATCACTTCGCCGTCTCGGGCCAGTGTTTCGATCAGCAGCCAGAGAAAAACCACGAACGAATAGCGCCCGGTCACATCACAGTTACCGCGTTTTGCCCACTGCTTGTATTCCTTCTCGATCTCACGCCGCCACTTTGTGTCAGCGCTACCGTCTGCCTTGCAAGCCTTCGACTGCAGGGCGATACCGTTAGGCCCGACCACGTTTTGGCGCAGCAGTCGATAGAATCGTTTGGCATAGCCTGAGTTGATTGATTGCTCACGGGCATGCTGCCGCAGCGTTTCGTGATCGCGGTGTATTACCTGGTCAGCATCACCCGCCGTGCTTCGACCGGCCCATGAGCGGTGAAGACGGCCACGCTTCGCCATCGCAAAGCCTCGGTTTAACGTTGGTTCTTTTCGAGCTGCCTGGGCTGGCACCGCATCGGCCTGCCCGGCGAGCTTCCACGCGCGTGCCGCTCGCTTGAGTAGGCCCATGAATTACATCTCCGCGTAAATAAAACGACCGAACGGCGACCCGCTACGTTCTCGGCTAGCTTCTCGCCGGTAGGTGCGACGCAGTTCCATCAGCCGCTCTACTGGTATCCGATCAAGACGCTGGCCATCGATCTCATAGCTTTGCTCGTCTCTGGGAATACGCTTCTCAAGCGCCGCCTGGATGAGCTCCAGCATCCGTTGCGCGTGGCTACGCACATCGCTTGGTTCTGCCAGCAGCAGATTCGGCGCGATAATGATGCTGCCGGTTTCAATCGTGTAGCGTTGATCACCTGGACCAATCACATACGCCGCCCAGCGGTACTTCCCAGACGCCCAGTCGCGCGTAGTCGACGCAGCGATCTCAACGCGATAAGCGTCGCCATCTTCAATTGCGGCAATCTCAATCACCTGCGGGCCATGCAGCACGTAATGAAGCGCCCAGCCAGCACTGGCCAAGTACTCAGGCACGGCACGGCCCCAGGCGACCGAGTCGCCTGCGTGTAGTTTTTTAGGTTCCATTAGTTACCGCCGTTTTTTGACGACCTTGAAGCGACCGCGTTTTTTTGGCGGTGCTGGTGGCGTGTTATCAGTGGAGGTTGGTTTTGCTTCCGGTTCGGGCTCAGCTGGTGTGTCGGTATCATCGACTGGATCACCGCTCTCGCCTTTCGCCAGGCGCTTTAGATCGCCCATGGTGAGCGCGCCGCGCTTGCGTCTGTGCAGCTTCGCGCGTAGCGCCATGATGTATTGCATCGCCTCGCAGTCGAGCTTGTGGTTTTCGCCGACCTTCTTATACGTGCCGGTCTCCTCGCTCCATTCCTCGCCCACGATCTGCTTGCAGTAGTCGTCAGTAACGTCCGTGGGGATCAGCCACCAGCCTGGGTAACGGTCAGCCTCGCCGCTTTGCGCCCGGCTAATGCGGCTATGCACCCAACGCTTGGCCAACGGTGAGTCGAACGCCCAACGGGCGTCGCCGCGCTTGCGCACCTTGCCCTGCTTGTTAACTTCAACCAGCTCTTTTTTGAACGGCTTATCGAGCTTTTCCCGGCCACGCAGTGCCACCACACGGCCCTTGTGAGCGTTGATGAATGCATAAACCTGATCGTCTCGGTAGCCGATATCGATACCGGTTTCGTTAATCGGATGGCCGCTGTACTCTTGATCGATCAGCTCACTCAGGTCATCCCACACCAAATCCTCATCGGTGTTGCCCCAGAGTTCGCCCTCCTCGAGCAGCTGCGACCCCATCCCGACAAACCAGGCACGCACGGTGTATTCCAGGCGGTTTTTCTGCACATCGATAGTGCAGAAAATCTTTACTGGATCCGGCAGCACTAATTCACCACTGGCATAAGCCCAACGCATAGAGCGAATCTCCTCCCACGTTGGCACGTCGCCGACTTCCGCAAACAACTGACCAAAGCCGGTATTTGTGACGCCCATGAGCGTGGCGGGGTCGCCCGATCGCTGCGCTTCCAGCAGCTTCTTAGCAAGAAAGCCGTATGATTTTTTAGCCGCAAAGCTGACCAGGCCGGATACCCATAGCGAGTAGTGACTAGATCCTTCAGTTTCCGATGTGTCGGTGACTTCACCGGGCAACACCTGGTCGCCCTTTCGCTGTGCCGGTGTGACTGATTGACCCGGCGCAACGGCCACGCCGCGAGCGTTCATCCACGGCCTGTACTTATCTTCGATTGAATCGCCGCAGCAGGAGCAGATCAGGCGCGCTTCGCGTTCTGCAACGTCCGGCGAGCACTCCTCTTTGCTGCCCTGGCCAGGCCACCACAGCAAATCTAAATGCGGTATGAAATAGTCGAGGCAGTTGGGGCACGGGATCGCCCACTCGTGACGTGTGCCTGATTGCCAGAGTCGCCATACCTTCGACGTTACCGCGCCCTTTTTGCCGACCTGCCAATGCTCCAGGCCGGTGTCTGGATGCTTGCGCTTCGTTACCCGACCACGTAGCGGCGTCGCGGTATAGCCGACCTTTGAATCAACGTAGGCATCGCCACGCGCTTCAATGATCTCAGTCGTGTCGCCTTCGCCGGTGTTGACGATCCGGTCTACCTCATCGACCAGTATCAAACCGGCAGAGTCGGCAGCGAGCTCCGTGGGCGAACCCGCCCAAGCGAAACGGAATTTAGTGCCGCCGATCCACTTCGTGAATTGCGTTGACCGGCGCTTGTCATACTTCCGCCAGAGCGCGGCGCACTCCCGAAACATGTCCATGAACTTCGGCTCGACTGTGCTCGTTATCAGCGGCTTAGTCGGCGTTACGTACAGGACTGGTGTCGGATCTTCATCCAGGCGATGGCCAACGACATTTTCCATCGTCACTGACTTGCCCATTTGCGTGCCCATGACGAACGTCACGCGGCGAAACTGTGGCTGGGCGAATGCCCACGCCACCGGTTTCATATAGGGGTTGCTGTCCGGGTTAAACGGCCCCGGTACCGGCGCGGCTGGTGGCATGATCCGCTTGTCGCGTGCCCACTCGTCACTCGTCCTCGGCGGCGGTGCCTTCACCATCGTCGCGGTCGATCGAATCAAGCGCGTCAAGCTCCTTAATGAGCTCCGATGCTGCATCGTCAAGTCGTTCGGAAGTAGACCCACGGATACGGCGGGTCTCGGCGTGGATCCGCTCGCGTACTGTTGCTGGGTCATCGATCACCGCCAAATCTGAGGCTAAACGGCTCGATAGCGAATCGAGCTGGGTAGCGAACACCGCGCCGACCGCTTGCAAGATTCTCCCGACCGCGTCTAACGGCACCAAGCGGCGGCGCGCCAAATCAACTTCTATTTGCAGCTTTTCACGCCGCACCTTTTTGAGCAGGCGATCCTCGGCACTGGCCGAACCGACGCCATCCTCTGTTTCGTCGTCATCGTCACCGTACTGGCGACGCACCTCACGGCGGATCAGCCAGTCGATAGCGTCTTCGGTGTCGATCTCAAGCACGCGGCCCTTGCCACCACCGCCCGCCGTGGGCATGCCTTCATCGACCCACTTGCCGATCCAGCGCTCCGACTTCCCCACCATTTTGGCAAACATCTTTTTGCTAACGATCTCGCCCATCGGTGTGGCTCCAGGAGAAAGGACTAAGGCGCGCGGCCGTTTGACGTGCAAATGTAGAAACGTCCTTTCTCACTAAAGGCCGTTTGTACATTTGTACTGTTGTACTAATGTGCATGGTTGCTGGGCTGCCGGGGCGACGACGCCACCCCGGCCAGTCCTTTCTAGAAAGGAAGTAAGGACTCGAAAAATTCACAGAAAAACGCGCGAATCCCGCGAGTTTCTCACCCGTGGGGGCCTGTAGGCGGGGGAGTACCTTTTCCCACTGGGGGTGCTATTACCTCCCATAATCGCTTAAATCTCGCAGGTTTTTCCCGCCTAACTGGGCGGGCGGTGGGCCACCTCCACCGCCATAAAAGAACTTCATTAAGCCGCCGATCAGGCCGCCGACAATCACAACGTTTAGTATCAAATCGGCATACCGCTCGCCTTCAGGCGTCAGCGGGAAGAAGGTGACTGCAACCGAATAGCCAATAGCAAACGAAACCAGCACAAAGGTAAGCAGGTAAATGAAGTTCTTAGCGAGCCACCCTGACCGCTCAGACTCCATCACTGCCACTTGCATTGAGCGAGCATCGACACGATCCTCATGGGCAATACGCTCCAGCTTCACCTGCCGATCAATCAGTGCCTCTTCAAAACGAAGCCGGGCTTCTGGGTCAGTCTGCAGCGCCTCAAGCGCATCGACCTCAGTTGGCGCGCCGGTAATCAGCTTGGCCATATCGATCACCTGCTCGGCAACTTCAACGCCGTTTTTTGCCGCGAACAGCCCGCCAATCTTTTTGCCTAAGCCCACCGTTTGAGCTAGGGCGGACGCTATAGTGATAATACTCACAAAAACTCCCCTTGCGGCACAGCCGCCACTTCGTTAAGCCAATCGCTGGGCACCGGTTGCTGCAGCAGCACGTTAGAGAGCAGCTTGACCACACGTTTGAACCAGCCATAAGTGAATGTCTCCTGGTCTTCGCTGCGCTCTGCTAAACCACGGCAGAACACAATACGCTCAGCGTTGACCGTGTGAGCCAACACCTCTAAACCACCATCACCACGTGCGGCCGCGAAACCTTTCAAGGCTTTCATTGACTCATTACCGAACGCCCGGTCAACTTCGATATCGGGATAAAGCTGACCGCGATTGTTCAGCACGTTCAGCTGACGCTGCAGGTACTCCGCAGCACGACCCGGCCCGCTGTTAACGCCAAAATCAAACAACACCAACGCAAGGTCGGTGCTTAACTCGGCGACTTCATCCAGTTTCAGCGAATGCCAGTAGTCACCGGCATAGATCGCAGCCGCCGTGGATCGTGGCAGGGCGCGCATATCGCCGGTGTAGCCATTCTTTCGCGCAACTGCGATTGTGATGCCCCAGTTGGTTGGCCCGCCACGATCTTCAGATCGGTTGGAATAGCCGCCCTCACGGTCGATCACTTCCGCTATCAGCTTCCGCTTTAGCTGATCGATGCTTATCACCCGGCTCATGGCTGCACTCCCGCTTTGCTTAAAATGATCTCAACAAGCACCGGCCCAGCGACCAGCCCGAAAAACGCCAACACGCCAAAGAACACCTTTGAAAAGGTGCTCCAGCGATGCACTGACGTAGAGCTCAGCTTTTCCACCTCCGTTTTGAGCGTGGCCACCGCGCCCTCTACGGTGTCCAGGCGGCCTTCAGCGTGAGCAATGTCTCTTTCGTTTCTGTCCTGTCGCTCTTCCAGCCGAACGACGCGATCGAGCTTCTCCTCAATGCGCACCAGGCGCGCGAAAAGCTCCTGGCTCATTAAGTCGGAGTTCATAGTCGTATCCATTGGAGAGTTTTAGCGGAAGCCAGAAACAAAAAAGCCCGCACGAAGGCGGGCAAAGGTTGTCACCGGGAACGAAAAAGCCCGCCGGGTTAGGGCGGGCTTTCGCAATTAGGGCAATTTGACATAGAGAATACCTCGGTACGGACTTTTGTCAACAAGTACAAACGAACTAACCTACCTATGTACATTCGTACTAAAGCACTTTTGTACTAACGCAAGCGCCGCGCCCAGCCTGCCACCGCGCCTTGCAACGACATAAATCCGCCCACACGGTTATCGCAACCGGTGCAGCCACCGAACCACTGCTGCTCACGTTGCTTAAAGCGCACCGGCTTTTCTTCACAGCAGTAGGGCAGGTCGGTGCGGTTGACCTGGCTCCAGGACGCCACCGCCCAATCGTGGTTGGTGCTGGCCTCACCACGGTTGTTACACACCGGGCAGATCAGCAGCAGGGCACCGGCCTTTTCGCGGCGCTCTGGTGGGTGCTGGCAGTGGGTGCAGTTGGGCAGGCTCAATCTTTATCATCCCACAGCGCCCAAGTGACGATAGGCCATAACAGTATCAGCAGGCCCGTTCTAACGATGCTAACGCTAGCAGCGTCGTTCCAAATCATCTCCCTGACGCCTGCTAGCTTTATAGCGAAATAGATAAAAGCTACCAAACCACCCAACAGCCATAGCAAGACAAACCCACTGCTGGGAATGAATACCGGGACGGAAACGCTAAACCAGTGGATCACTTTGCCTACTCCTCAGCCAACGGCACGCCGCTGGCCTTCAAGCTCTTAACCAGGCGTATGGTTTCAGGATCCACCAGGAACTCACCCATCTGCTTAACCATCTCAGTGCGTGCCGATGTGAAGCTGCTGAACAGAGCCTCCCAGCCCAGGCTGCAAGCAGCCGCCTCATATTCCACGTCGACCTTATCGACGTTCGCCGCCTCCATATCGCCGCGCATTAACCCTGCGTCACTCCAGCCGTAAACCTTCACTCGGTCACCCTCCAAAGCGCTTCAAGCGCTTCGCGATCGATATCGTTAAGCAGGCGGTGCATCGTTTGCCACCGGCCGCACCAGTGCTTGTCCCAGTTCGCCCGCGTCACGCCGAGCAGCTGCTGCAGGCGCTCAGGCTCATAGGCAGGCTTGCCGCTGTTCTTACGCGCCTTGTGGCACTGCACAGCGAGGTGTGCCAGCCCTTTGCAGCCCTTGAGCGTCTTAGCCTGCACCTTGCCCATCACCGGCTCGAAACGCCCCCACAGGGCCACGGTGACGCCTTGCTCGTCGCACCATTCACGGCTATCGGCATACGCATAGCGCAACCAGTGCTGGTGGCCAGGCTCAAGCGTGCGGATCGCCGCCACGATCCGCGCGTCATCAAACGCCCACGGCGGCAGCGGGAGAGAGCTGCTCGGTTTCGGCCTGGTGCCGCTGGCGATCAGCCGCGTTGATGCCCGTTTCATTTCAGCCGACCAACGGCGTGGCCCTGCCGGGGGAGTGCGGTCTCGGTAAGTGTCATCGGTATAGCGCGCGACGCTACCGTCTTCGCTAATACGGCGGGGTGATGGCGTTGCATGCGCATAGACAACGGTGCGCCGCAGATACGCCAGATCCTGAGCTCCCAGCACGACCACCCCCTCATCGAAAGCGCTTGGCTTGCCGATCAACAAAATCCTGACATTCGACACAGCGCGTCACCCACGGCATGGCCGCCCGGCGCGCAGCCGGGATATCAAAGCCACACTCGACGCAATGCTCCGACCCCTGCTGGCGTTCGCGTGCCGCTTGCTCACGCGCTAATCGCTCAGCCGTGGCCGCGTCCAGGCGCGCCTGTTCTTCCCCTGCGACATCTGCTATATCACTCACAGCAACCATTCCCCTGTACTGGCCACTAAAGCGACAAGCCAGAGGCTGCCGATCATGGCTTCTTTGATTAACATCATGACGGCTCACCTTCTGGCCCAAATTCTTTAAGCGTCTGCTTAACCACACTCAACCGACGTTGGAGATCCATCTCCTGCCCGCGAAACTCGACAAGCTTCAATAAATCACCAGCCACTTTGCATACGCGCTGATGTTTGTAGCGCTGATTGAGCAGATCCTGTTCAAGCTGCTCGATGCGCTCAGCCGCCCGATAAGCGGGATGGCATTCAAGTTCATCGTCTGGCAGCCCAGCACAAATGGCAGACGCCGTTAGCCGCAGATGTTCAGAGGTAATCGGGGGTAGCTTATCCATGCTCATTCCCCTCAGCGATCGCAACTGGCAGCAACTTGTAGTTACAGAAATATTCGTAATCGCCACCCCAGTAATGCCCGTCTTCGTCGCAACCGTCTTCATCGATCTCGCTCTCTTCAGGCCGATCGACACGGTCAACTTGACCACTGATGTGAATAGCTCGACCGACGAACACCTGGTCAACTAGCTCATCCCAACCGGTATCCGCGTCTAACCATGCCTCGATAAACTCTTCAGCCTGCGCTTTGGCTTTTTCCTCAGTATCAAACGCCATAACGCCATTATCCGGGCAGTAGGCAAACCAGGGCTTTTCGTCAGTGACACTCCAGGGCGAGGGATCACCAGAACTCCCAAACGCCGCGCGGCTGCCCGTAAGATCATCAAGTTTCTTTTCAAGCTGCTCGATGTGGTCAAGGTGGGCATCTTGGGCACCCAAAAGTGCGCGGCGCTCTTTGATCGCATCAGTGCAATCAGCCATAAAAGCCATGAAGCGTTCGCTGTCAGCGTTGGAAAGCAGGAAGCTGACCGGCTCCTGACCATCTTCTAGGTCAAAATTCATTTGCGGCATCGTTACACCCCCATCTCAATCGAGATCATCTTGAAGCGCGGCAACGGACGCCCAGTACCCAGGCTCACCGCCGCCACTTCGCTCAGCACAACTTCCACCAGGTCGACGGCTTCTTTCATCATGCGATCTACCTGTGCAGGGCAATCGTTCTGGTCATAACCGCCGTTATGGGCTGGCTGAGAGAATTGCAGCAGCTCGCCAAACTCTTGGCTGAGGCGGTGCAACTGCGATTTAGCGCGTGGCTGCTCGTTAACAGCCGTAAAGCGGGGGATAGGCACATACAGCGAACCCGCCATGGCCATGAGCTCTCGGCGGGCTTCGGTCTGGTGTTGCTCAGGCAGCAGGCTGATCCACACCCACTTCCAGGCCAGCGGAAACGGCTGGTCGCCGCGAATGATCCGCCCGACTTTCATCGAGACGCTACGTCGCCACCTCATATAGTTTTCGGTGTTGCGCTCAACCTCTTCGCGGTTCACTTCCATCATGCCCTGGCGTTCCAGCGCCGGGATCAGGTGGATAGTAGAAAACGACTCGATCGATTCACGGCTATTCGTGAACCAATCCAGAGTCGCTTTGATGATGACGTCGCACTCGGTGCGGGGCTTCGATGACATGACAACCATCCTTTTTTAGTTATGCACTAAGCCCATCTAGTGTGGGCGTCCCCACATTCTGCTTATAAGTAGAATTTAGTTCAATAGCTTTCTGCTTATCAGACTTTGCTTTTATGTAGATTCGCGGTGGAAAATTGACAGATGAAAATAGGAAACGTTATTCGACAGCTGAGACATCAACAGGGACTGACTCTTCAGCAGCTCTGTGATGCGATCGGCAACAACATGCAGACCGGCTACCTGTCCCGCGTGGAGCAGGACAAGTTGACGCCTAGCGTTTATACCGTCGCGGATATTGCGAGGGCGCTGGGTACAACGGTCGATATCCTACTCAAGAGTAACGATGCGTTTCACGCTTATAAGGAGACAAAAGCGTGCCGTAAAATTCCCGTTTTCCCTTTCTCAGATGGCTCTAACGCTTTCGCAGTAGGAGCCGCACCCCCATTGAGCTCCAGGCCTACCATGCCCACGCCTATCGACGTGCCGCTGGGCAGCTTTGGATTAGTTTTAGACGACGACTCGATGCAGAGCAATGAAGGGCTAAGTTTTTCGCAAGGCGGGGTGATCATCGTTACACCCTATGAAAGGAACCCGTACATCAAGGAAGGCAAGCCAGCTCTGGGCGATTACCTGATCGTGCATGCAAAAGATACACCGCATGGCACCCCT